TATTATAACTGAGCAACAAACAGATGTGACAACTTTACCTACTTATAAAAAAGTATCTGTTCGCAAAGCACAAACACAAGAAGCTGCTAGTAAAATAGCTTCTCAATTAGAAGGACAACCTTCTGTAGATTTAAAAGGTCGTGAAGCTATTACAGGTAGTGTGTCTCAAGGAGATGCAGCACAAATTGGTGGTGTACCTACTTTAGCTGCTTCAGAAAGACAAGCTGTTACAGGCACAGCACGTACTACAGCAGCAGCAGATATGGCTTCTGTTGTTGCAGATCTTCCTCCACAAATTACAGCAGCAGTAGCTGAAGATCCTGCTGTATTAACTGCACAAATAGATACAGGTGCAGATCCTAAAGTAGTAGGAGCAGTAGCAGCTTTACCTCAAGAAGCTTTAGTATCTGTTCAGATGGAACAACTATTAGCTGGTATGGATTCAGGAGAGACTCCTACATGGGCTAGACCAGCAGTTGCAGCTATAGAACAACAGATGGCTCAGAGAGGCTTAGAAGTGTCCACAGTGGGCCGTGATGCTTTATTTAATGCAATCATACAGAGTGCTTTACCAATCGCTCAGAGCAACGCACAGGCTCTTCAGCAACGCGCACAGCAGAACCTAAGTAATGAGCAGCAAGCAAATTTAGCTACTGCTCAAAATACTATGCAAGTCCGTATGCAGAATCTTGCTAATACACAAACAGCAGCATCTCAAACTGCTCAAATGGCACAACAAATTAAAGTACAGCAAGGTCAGTTTAAACAAGAAGCTGTTATGACTTCTGCACAACAAAGACAACAGACAGAACAATCTAACTTTCAAGCTGCTCAACAACAAGCTTCTCAAGAATCTAGTCAACGTCAACAAGTTGCATTAGCTAATTTAGATTCAGGTAGTCGTTTAGATTTAGCAAACTTACAAGCTTTAAATGCAGCAGGTTCTGAAAATCTTACAGCAGAGCAACAAGTAAGACTTGCAGACTATAATGCAAAAGTTAATAGAACTATGCGACAAGCTGAACTCCAACAAGATATGGAGAAAGCTAATCTTTCTACAGATTTACAAGTAGAGCTTACTAATCTAACAAATCAAAATGCAGCAGCTAAAGATACAATGACTGCTGATAATCAAGAGCGTTTAACTAATCTTAATGCGCTTGTAGACTTTAAAAAGACTAATGCAAATTTAGCACAGCAAATGGATTTAGCTAACTTAAATGCAGATCAACAAATGCGTTTAGCTCTTTTATCTGAAAAAGCAGCAGCAGATAGTGCTAATTTTTCAGCAGATAATCAATTTGAGTTACAAAGACTTACTACACTTACAAGTGTTATGTCTCAAAATACTGAGCTTAGGCAACGTGCAGAACTTGCAGAATTAAGTGCAACTGAAAAAGTAGAATTAGCTAATCTTGCTGCAAAGAATCAAGCTGATTCAGAAAGCATGAATGCTAAAAATGTAGCTGACTTACAAAAATTTGAAAAGAAAATGCAAGCTGCTCAAGTAAATGCTCAATTAGCTCAACAAATGGGATTAGCTAATTTAAGCAACGAGCAACAAGCTGCAATGTTTAATGCACAAACAGAAGCTAATATAGATATTACTAAGTTTAATGCAGATCAACAGATGGCACTAGCTAATTCTAAATTTATGCAATCTGTAACAGTTCAAGATTTTAGTAATGAACAACAAGCAGCTATGCAAAATGCAACAGCCTTAGCTAATTTAGATATGGCTACTGTAGATCAAAGAACTAAATTAGCAATTACAAATGCTCAAAACTTTTTACAAATGGACATGGCTAATTTAAGTAATGAACAACAAGCTGTAGTTTTAGATCAACAATTAGAGCAGCAAAGAATGTTATCAGATGCTGCCGCAGCAAATAGTGCTGAACAATTCAATGCTAAATCTAGAAATGAAGTAAACCAATTTGCTGCTAATTTAGCTGCTGCTCAAAAACAATTTAATGCTTCACAGACTAATGCAATGTCACAGTTTAATGCTAATCAAGAAAATATGCAAAAAGCTAAAAATGCAGATAGATCAGCAGATGTAGCTAAATTTAATGCTGGTTTAGAAACAGATATTAATAAGTTTAATGAAACTACACAGCTTCAACGTGATACTTGGAATGCTCAAAATTCAGCAGCAGTAGAAGCATCTAATGTTGCTTGGAGGCGTAGAGCTAATGAATTAGACACTACAACTGAAAATGCAATTAATATGCAAAACAGTATGAATGCTTTTAATATGAGTACACAAGCAAATGCTTTCTTATGGCAAGAAATGCGTGATCAAGCTGACTTTGATTTTAAAGCATATGAAGGTGACCAAGCTAGACGAGCAGCTATTGTTGTTGCTGCACTGGGTCAAGATAGTGATGCATATGATGAAAGTAAATGGATTGAAAAATTAGGTGAGGCAATAGAACAAGGATTAGGCTCTATATAAAGGAAATATTATGAAGTCATTGTTTAAAAAAATAGGTAAAGGTCTTAGTAATATAGGTAAGGCTATTGGTAAAGTATTTAACTCTAAAGTTGGTAGAGTTATTGGTACGCTAAGTATGGCTGCTGGAATGTTTGGCCTTTTTCAAGTTTTAGCACCAGGACTAAATACTGCTCCTAAAGTAGCACAAGTAGTTTCAACTGGAGGAGAAGCCGCAGCAGCAGGTAGTGCAGCAGGAGGAGCAAGCGGTGCAACAGCGGCAGGTAGTGCAGCAGCAGGTAAAGTAGCAAGTACAACAGCACAAGCTTTAGGAACAACAGAACAAACAGCTTCTGTTTCTTCTTTACTTTCAGGTACAAGTGTAGAAAGTGAAGCTTTAAAAGGAGTAACAACTGAAGCTGTAACAGATACTGTAACTCAAGCTGCTTTAGAAGCTGGCCCTAAAACTATTAGCACAGAAATTAATACTCTTGCAGATGTAGATAGAATTGGCATGAATATGCAACAACAATTACAAGATGCAGCAGCTACAGGAAAAGTAGATGTAATGTCTCCTACTGTTTCTGAAGCAACTACTAAAGGTTTAGAATTTTATAGAGATACTTCCACAGCAAAAGATCTTCCAGGATATGAAATCTATGGTAATCAATTATTAGAAACTTATGGTAAAACCAAAGATGTAACTTCTTCAGATATAGATATGTTTGTAAGATCTAAACAAAGAAGTAAAGATTTTGCAGATTATTTAGCAAATACAGAAAATCGTGAAGCATATGATGTGTTTGCTAAAAAATATGATTTACAACCTTCTAATGCTTATGCTAGACAAGAATTTGTATCTTTACAAGATGCTATAAATAAAGGTGAAGGATTTTTTGATACAACCGGAAATGTTATTCAATATGGTTTAGAGGCTGATATTACATCTGTAACAGGAGGACAGTATACAGGTTTTGGAGGAACTTCTAATGTAGCTAGAACAACAGCTACAACAGCTTCTTTGTTAACTCCTTCTGAAGAACCACCTGAACCACCTAGTCGACCTAATATCTATGCAGGTTCTATAGCTTCTTCTCAATTAGATACAGCAGAAAGTTTAGCTTCTGCACCTACAATGTCACAAACAGTACAACTTAATAACAGTATAGCTGCTGGATCTAACCCCATGCAAACACTAAACAGTATTAGAAGTAATGCAGGATACTCTCAAGTATATGGGCCTTACTTCAGCATGTCATCTTAGGAACTTATATGATAAATACAGAAGTAACACAACTGGTTGATCCTTTTAATAAACCAATTCCAGGACAATCTTTAACTAATCCTGTGGACACACCTTATCCGTGGGAAGGGCCTCCTCAGTTTGTAAAAGTTAATGAAGCTATTGAATACATATTTAAAAGTATTATAGGTGATTCTCAAAGATTAACTGCTGTATTAGAAGTTTTAGACAGTAAAGCATATCCTATTGCAAGTATGGCTCAAATATTATTAGAAAGTGGTTTCAGACAGGGCAAATGGAATCCTGATTTGATGTTGCTTTTAGCAGAACCTACTATGGTTATTTTAATGGCTATTGCTGAACGTGCAGGTATTGGAGACTATGAAATCTATCAAGGTGAAAACTCTGAGTTAGATGAAGAAGAACAAAGAGAAATAACTAATGAAGTTATAAATTCTTTTAAAGAAGAAGTAAACTTTAGAGGTTTAAGAAAACAAGGCGGCATAGATGTTCGTAGTGTTCCTAAAGAAATATTAGAAGAAATAGAAGAGGCTCCTTTACCTGAAGTAAAAGAACAACAGCCTAGTTTATTAGGAGAAAGATAAATGGCTACTCGTCCTGACATAAGAGATTTTGATGTTGATAGTTTACTTAAAAGTTTTGCTGCCGCTAAACGAGGGAGTAGAAAAGACCCTAGCTATTTAAAAAGATTAGCTCCTAACCTTATTAAAGGTGTAGTAGGTATTTATGACCAATATCAAACTGAAAAACTTCAAGATGAAATAGATCAAACTAATTTTGAAAATACTTTAGAGCTTGCAAAACTTAATATGGGTGCTGCTAAAAAAGCAAAAATGTACAAAGAAACATCAGGGCAATATAGGGACTTAGCTAGTAAAGGTTTTAATTTTGATAACTCTGAAATTAATGCAGATACAATATCTGATAGCAATTATGCTATTGCTCAACGTGTTTTTGGGGATCAAGCTTGGAGAGAAACTACAGAAAATTTTAAAACTATTCCGCAAGAGTTACTAACTTCTTATGATGATTTTAAAAATTTACAAAGTAAATATGTAGGTTTGCAGCCTGAAGCTAAAAAAAATATAGAAAGTTTTTATAGGGCAGCAATTAAAGATCAAGCAAACTATGTAGCAACAGGTCAATCTTTTAACTATGATAAATTTCAAGCTGCCGCAGAATCTTTAAAAGCAATGGATATTGATTTTGATGCTGCTGACTATGGTTTACTTGCTAAACTAGATGGAAGACTTAGACGCAAAATTACAATGCGTGATGGAGCTATTGATACTTTTAGATCTACTTATATGACTAAACCTGCTGATGCTATGGATAAAGCTCTTAGTGTTTGGAGAGATTCGCGTACTAAAGATGATTTAAAAGTTAATTTAACAATGGCAGATTTAGGCTATGGTGCTTTTATAACTCCTGAACAATTAGAGTTTACTGCTGTATTTGATCCTCAAACTAAAGAAAAAATGCGTCAAGGCATGGAACAATTTTTTGCAGATAGTCCAGATGCAACAGCCAAAGAAGTACAAAGTCATTTTAATCTTTTAACTTTTGGAGATCTTAATCCTAACCAAACTACAATAGAATTAGGTCTTAGTAAATTAAGAAAATTAAATAGGATTAATCAAAGTAATCTTTCAGATGAAAAAAAACAAAAGTTAATTGATACAGAAGAACTAAGACATTCAAATGCTTTAGACATAATTTTAGAACATCCTTTAGCTGATGAAACACAAATACAAAGTATAGTTCGTGCTAAAGAAGTTCAAACAAGTAGTAAAGAAAGACTTAAAGAATTAAATGCTAAAAGAGGCCCAAACGGACAGTTTGGAAATGAAGAAGATCGGGAAGAATATCAAAGAGTTTTAGATCAAAATGAAATAGCTACAGTTACTTTGCAATATGCAGATATGCCTAATAATGAGTTTACTGATAGGTTAAAAGAAAAAGCATTACAAGAAATGGAGTTTGATAGTGTTAAAGCAGAAGCTTCATTTATAAAAGCGGCATATATAGCTGATCCAAGAAATTATAATCCTGATCCAAATGTTCCAGGAAGTGTTCAATATTCAGATAATCGTACTTATTTTAATATTTTAATGGATGTGCCTGAAGAGGATGTTAGAAGTAGAGCTTTAGTAGGATTTGCTTCTCCTTTAAAAGCTGCCCCCACATCTTCTAGTCCTGAAGGTCAAGACTATGTTAGTAGATTTTCTTCAAGTTTAACAATAGCAATAGATGATAAAAGTTTTTTTGCTTTAGATGCTGTACAACAAGCTAAGTTAACAGAAGAAGATTCTAGTGCGCTTTTAACTTCTTTAGGTCTTGCTCCTGGAATAGATAAAGGAAGTGTTTCTTTATCACGTAATAGTACAGGAATTATTAAAGCAGCACATATAAGCAACCATTTATATGAAGCAACTCGTGAAAATCTTTTAGGAGAGTTGCCAGGAGTATTTCGTGGTTATCTTCCTCCTCGTTCATTATTTGAAAATAATTTACCTGAACTTTTAATTTATTCAAATGCTATAACAAGAGTAGGAGATAAATTTATAGTAGACCCTTCTGAAATTACTTTTCAAGAAGTTAAAAACTTTTATTACAGTAAATACGCAAAACAAAATCCTGAAATTTTATATGGTGAAGTAGATATAAATAAAGGGCCTTTTTATAATAGATTAACTTCAGAACAAGCAAAAACATTTACTAGAGATCTTCAACAAAGAGGAAACTCTGAAGATCGAAACAAAGGAAAAGAAATAGTAGACAATGCAATTATAGAAGATCCAACAGAGCTTAAAATAGTTAAACAAGGTTTTATAGATTTTGTAACTAGTAAACAACCTGAAGTTACAAATACTATGGAAGAAGATAGAGTTAAAAAAAAAGTAACCCCTGAGCCTACAAGCCCTCAAGAAACTACAGAAACAAGTGGATTAGATACACTAATTAATACTTTAGTACCTTCAGCAGAAGCTTCTCCTGTTCAAGAAGAAGAATCAGAGAGCTTACTATCAGGCACTTCTGTTTCTAGGTATGTAGATAGACAAAGAGAAAGAGAACAAGATCTTTTTGCAAATAAAGGAACCATAAAAGTTTCTGTAGGCGACAAAACTGTTGAGGTAGACACAGCAGACCCAGTAAGTTTTTTACAAGATAGGTTTAGAAGACAGAGGAGTGATCCACAAGCTTTAACATTTATTGAAGGTATTTTTGCTTACCACGACGCTATTAAAAAACATAATGAAGGTAGAAAAAGTAGTACTTATAAATTAGACCCATTGTACCATTCCGTTTTATATAGCATGAAGGCTGACGGAAGGTATTCTCCAGATAGATTGACTCAAATGGCTGATGCAAGTGAAAGGACAAAAGAAAGTATTTCATCTATTAAAAATAAAATAGATTCTAGAATGGATGAAGTAGAACAATATAAAAATATTGTGTCTGATATGACTAAAGCTCAAAAAGAACAAGAGTTCCAGAGGCAAATGAGAAAAGCAAGAGCATTGCCTGTTTTAACTGAAGAAGATGAAATAGAGAATGCAATAGAGTTTTTGAAGCTTCAATCTATTTTTGGAGAACAAAACGATAGAGATATTTCTCTTAAACCTGAAGAAAATATAACTGTTAACGATAAAGTTAGACAGTACTATGGGTATATGGAGTTTGTTGAGGATGATAGCTACGACAAGCAAACTGCTCTTTATCGCAGATTGGCTGTAGGATTATCTGCTCCTTCTCAACCTACATCTTTTCTATCTCAACTATAAGGTATATTGAGTAATTAATGAGTTATAACGAACGTAAAAATTTTAGGGTAGCTTACACTCCTCCTAAAATTAAAAGTCTTGCAAAAGATACTTTAGATTCTTTAGAAGAAGATGAAGAATATATTGCTGTGTCTGAAAGATTTTTATCTAGTATAGGTGAAAACGATCAGCAAGTAGAAGATGTATATGAGTATCTTCGTGATGAAGAATGGAATTTAGGTTCTAGTGCAAAGCGTAGTTTTGTAGATATTCCAAGTTTTACAGATCAACAAAAGAAAGATTATAAGTATTTGCGTCAACGATTTGACAATGCTGATATGGGTGGGTTTAGCCAATATTTAAACTTTGCTAAAGACGCTACAGTAGATTTAGCTACAGATCCTTTGACACTTGCAGCACTTATTGCTGCTCCATTTACTGCTGGAGCAAGTACTGCGGGTTTGTTTGCTAATAAAGGTTTAGCTCAAGCAGCTAAGTTAGGATTGAAAAAAGTAGGAAATACTTTTAAACAAGAAAAACCTTTACTTGGTGTAGTTAAAAAGGAACGTCTTACTAAACTTGACCCATCTAATCAAATAGATTGGAAAGCTACTATGTCTCAAGGCAAACGTCTAAGACAAGAAGCAGTTAGACAGTATTATAAAGATAAAGTAAAAAATACTGCTGTTTTAGGTGCTGCTGAAGGTGCTATATGGACAGGCATGGATGACTATCTTCGTCAAGAAAGAGAGTCTATAGATGGTATAGATATACGAGATGGTTTAAATTTATACGATTTAGCAGGTTCTACATTAATTGGTGCAGCTTTAGGTGGTGGATTAGGTGCAGGACTTAGCAAAGCATCTACTGCATTTTCTCAAGAAGCACGACAAAATTTAACTAAGTTTTCAGATGAAACATTTGTTGATGAAAATAGTTTAGGTTTTAAAGCTTCTAAACTAAAAGATACTGTTATTTCTAAAACAGTTGGTAAGCCTGTGACTAGATTTTTAACTTTAGCAAAAAATTCAGAACTTTTTCAAGAGTTATTAACTACTGTTCGTTACGATACTTTTAAATTTAAAGGGCCTGGAGCTGCTCAATTAAATCAATCATACAATGAAGTACTAAATAACTATCAAGGAAAGTATCTTCAACAATATGAAGATTTAATACGCCCTTTATTAATTAGAGGCAAAATGAATAAAGAAGATGAGTTTATTATGGATAAACTTATGCGTGTTAAAAGCAATGAATGGGCAACAAAAGTTCCTGAAGCAACTGAAACTCATCGTAAGATAGCTAATAAAGTAAAAGGATTAGCTAGAAATGTTTTAAAGGATGGTAAACAAGTAGGAATTTTTAGACAGCCTTTAAATGCTGGGCCTAATGATTGGCTTACTCGCCGTTGGAAATGGAGTGAAGTTCAGGAAAATAGAAAAGAACTTGCAGACATTATGGTAAACAGTGATGCTGTTTCTATTTCTGATGTTAAAGTTATTAGTTTATTGCCTGAAGGCCCTGAAAAAGAAGCATATATACGAAAAACTAATCTTTCAGATACATTTGAAGAAATGCTAGATAATTTACAAAATCAACGCATTGAAGATGTGACTGATTTTATAGATAAAATAAACAGAGAGTATAATCAAGATATTTCTGTTGAAGGCTTGATGAGAGATTCAAGAACGATAAATTTTGAATTAGGAAGAATTTTTGCAATAAACGAAAAAGCTAAAAAAGAAATTGCTAAAACCTTACCAGATACTCCTGATTTACGCAGAGCTAAATATGAAGTAGCTAATAATATTATTGATGATATGCTTAGTAAAAGAAATCAAGTTAATACACTTGATATTGAAACTTTAGGTACTGTAGCTCCATCATCTTTTAGTCCTAGAAAATTATTTTTACTTGATGATCTAGAAATTGAAAAGTTTATAGACCATGACTTTGACAGTTTAATGCGTGATTACTTTACGCAAAGTTCTAGATTATATGCACGAAGTAAAACTCTTGGTAAAAATATAAATGAATTTAATGAAAAATATGTTAGAGGTATTGAGTCACAACTTAAAACAAAAGGTATTACTCTTACTAATAATGATAAAGAAGAGTTAGCAAGGCTTTATAATTTTACTACTGGTTTAGATAATCAAAACTTTGGAATGAATGGTTTAAGTGTTGTTCCAGATACTATCAAAATTACACAACAATTAGCTCACTTACCTTTAGCTACATTATCTAGTTTAACAGAAATTTTTATTCCTTTAACTCGCGTAAATACAGCTACATGGGCAAAAGGTGTAGCTCAAACTGTTAAGTATTCCGTACAAAAACAAAGTCAAAGTACAGTTAGAGAGCTTCAAGATAGATTTAATTTAAGTAAAGAAGATGCTCTTGCAGAAATGCACAGAGTATTTTTAGGAATTAATCAAGCAGTAGCTCAACGTATTGATGGCTTGGCTGGAGAAGGTATTCAAAGTGCTACAGCTAAAAAATGGCAAAGAGGTTTCTTTAGATTAAATTTACTAGAGCAATGGACACGTACTGTTCAGCTTGCATCTTTTACAATGGGTAAAGATTTAATTACTCAGTATCTTAGAAAGATGAATAAATTAAAAGATATTGAAATAAGCAAAAACGGAAACGCTGATGCATTATCTAAAAATAAAGAATTTTCTAGATTAACTCAAGAGTTATTAGATTTAGGTGTAGACATTAAAACAGGTTTGCAGTGGGAAAAAGCTGGAGCTAATAAATATACTGATAATATAGTAAATGGTTTAAGGCAATGGAATGATTTTTACGAAACTAATGTTATGGGAGGCGCTGCACGTTTTACTAATGAAGTAATTCTAGATCCTTCTAAAGCAGCATCTATTAGACCTCATGTACAACAAACACCTATGGGTACTGTGCTGTTACAGTTTATGGGATACCCGACTGCTTTTAGTAATACTGTTCTTAAAAACTTTTACGGCCAAGCAGCTAGAAATCCTATTCGTGGGGGAGGTAAAGTTTTAGGTACAGGCTTGTTGATGACTATGGCAGCAGCAGGTACTAATTGGGTTCGTAATGGTGGTAGCTTTAAAGACTCATCAGGTAAAGAACAAGACGCAGGAGAAATAGCATTTGAAGCTGTGTCTCGTTGGGGTGGATTTGGCTATGGTGAGTATGTTAAGAATGCTAGAGAAAATGCAGAGATAGGTGGAGGCGCGTTAGGTTCAGTAACTAAAGCAGTTACAGGGCCAATAGTAGGTGATGTTATTGATGCTATTTTGTATCGTAAAGGGCCAGGAGAGTTTATAGCAACTAATACTCCAGGATATAGTTTATATAGAGCATTGCCAAGTGTAATGGAAAAAGGTTCTTTTAAAGAAGATGTTAAAGAAATAGGTAAGTCTTTTGATAGAGCTATTGGATATAAACCTCCATTAAGAGAACAATCTTATCAAGCTTATTTACAGCGTCCAAGACGAGATTATTTAGAGCAAGTTAAACCTTATGCAGAAGGCGGGGAAGTATTTAGTAATGTTCCTAGAGCTTCTGTAAATCCTAGTAGTCGTATAGATCGTATGACAGGTATGCCTTATGAAGATCAGGCAGGAGATATAATTGATAATAGAACTAAGTTTTCTAAGGGAAGGTTAGTTAAGGCTTTAAGAGAAATGTACAGTAGCACAGGTGATGCTCCTGATACAAGACTTATTGATCCTACACAGGAAAATAAGTTTGAGTTAGATGATTTTGTAACTTATGAGTCTATACCTACCCAAGACAGAAAGCAAGCAGAATTGTTAAAAAGTTTAAACATCCAAGAATCTGCTGTCAAAGATGATGTTTATTTAGTTAAAAATAAAACAGGTTGGATGGTAGCGCAGACACAACCGCCTCAAGATATTTTAAGATCTTCAAAAGGAACAATTAGAACTTTAAATCCTTTTATTTATGAAGGTGAATTAGATCAAGAGTTTAATCCTAGCGATTTGTTAGAAGATGAAAACTTTATGAGTAAGCTAAAAGATCCTCAGTTATTAAAACAACTTGATAGATTAAGAAAAGAAAGAAAACGTATTCTTGCCACAAATATTCCAGATATTTTTTATGCAGATCCTTTAGATAGTATTGCTTGGAATGCGTTTAGAACTTTAGATAAATCAGTAACAGAACTTTTAAAGAAAGCAGGTTATGATTCTATTCAATTTAATCCTAAACAACAACAACCAAAAGATTTAGAAAAAGAAGCTGTTAGCGTTACAGAGCAAACAGTACAACAAGAAGTACCTCCAGTGCGTACTGCTTTTGAATCTACAGGAGCTACAGCAACTACTTTGCTAGAAGAAGCAGATAAAGCTATGCCAGGATCTAGAGAATTACTAGCAGGTGGAGTTAGAGAAATAGAAGCAACAGATATATTGCCGCCTGAAAGACCAGATTTAATAGACTCTACAGTAACAACATATAGTTTTGAAGGACGCAACCAACCTTTACTTGCCTCAGAAATACAACCAAATAAAAGTTGGTTTCTTTTAGATGATACAATGTTTATGGAAGATTCTACTTCACATGTATTATCAAATGAAGCATATGTTGATTTTAATTATAAATTAAACGAAGGAATTCGTAAAAAGTTTATTGATGAAAATAAAATAGGGCCTAATACTTCTACAAGAGCTTTAGCACAAGAAATTAGTAATGGCCCTTTTCATATGGTAACTGCTTTAATTCCTAAAATTAATGATCCTGTTTCTGAAATAAAAGAGTATGAAGAAGCTTTTTCTATTGTATATGATTCTTTACCTAAAGGACAATCAGGTGTAAGTTATTTAGATAAACAAGAAGGAATTATATACATTGATCCTGCTATTATGGAACAACAATTTACAGAAAAAACATGGACAAGTTCTTTGCCTGAAGAAGCTATTAAAACTAGAGAGGAATGGGAAAATTTTATTTTACGTCGTGAGTATGCTAAAGATAAATACTCAAGGGTTTTAGATCAGCAAGAAGATAACTATGTTAAAAAATTAGATCGTGTAGGTTTAGGTATTCCTGATACATATCCTAGTAAAACTATGTCATCTATTCCGGCCACTGAAAGAAGTTTAGCAGTTTTAAAATCTGAATTAAATTTAAAAGACCCTTTTCAAAATAAACTTTATGAAGACTTTAAAAAACAATTTGATGCTAGTCTACTTGTTCCAAACCGTCAAGTGCCTGTACCTTTACATTTTTTAGTTGAAGTAATTCCAGGACAAAGTTCTAAATACTTAAATGGTGAAGCAGGAAGACTTCTAACTGCTTCAGAAATGGCTGCATTTATTCAAGGTAGAGAAGCTACACACCCTGTTGAAGCTTTGTATCATCCTATAAATAATAATATACGCCATCCTAATGCTAAAGCATTTGCTAGTATGGCTCCTTCATTGCTTGATCAGGAACAAAATAAACAAGCAGCGCAAGAGTTTCTTAATAAAGTTGTAATTACAGAAGAACAACCTTATACAATTTCTGCATTTGAAAAATTTGAAACAAGAAATCAAATGAATATAGCAAGAGAAATAGAACCAGACAAATCTGAAGGTATAGTAGGATATAGAGAAAGTAAAGATTTAGAGGATTATGATCCTAAACAAGATCAAATTAAACGTGGTAAAGGGGGAGTTAGGTATATGCGTACTCCTAGTGGAGACATTTTAGTAGAATATGATAAAGATACTAAACGCTTTGAGCCTATATTATCTAATCCTTTAGATAATCGAAGTTTTATTTATTATTCTCCTGATAAAGATATGTCTGCATTTAAACCTAAAAAACGTCGCAAGATAGCTGCTAAAGCTCGTTCATTAAAACAACCTAAACAGCGTTCTATACTAGCACCGCCTGAAAAGTTTCCACGTAAAACACAAATTACAGAAGATGTTAGAAATACTGTTGCTTATAAAGGAGCAAGTGAAGAAGCTAGAAAACGTATTGATGATCAACTCAATGAGTTAGCTAGAAGACAAGAGCAAGGTACGTTGTAATGTTCAGATATTTTTTTTTGCGTTAATACCTTTATTAGTTTTATTAGGAATACATATGTACAAATATTTTACAGACAAAGAACTAGAATGCAAGCATTGTGAAGCAGAAGGCATTGACCCTGCATTTATGCAAAAGGTTGATAAGCTAAGAGGTGAATTAGATTTTGCTTTTCCTATTACTTCTGCCTACCGTTGTCCTGATCATCCCATAGAAGCTCGTAAAAACGCTCCTGGCGCTCATGCATCAGGTAGGGCTGTAGATATAGCGGTATCACATGAACAAGCTTACAAGGTCTTACAAGGGGCTTTAAAAGCAGGTTTTACAGGAATAGGTGTAAGTCAAAAGGGTGGAGTAAGATTTATACATTTAGATGATTTACCAGATTCTGAAGGTAGACCAAGACCTCATGTATGGAGTTACTAATGATTTTATATAGTGAAGATATGCTTAGTAAAGTTTACAGGCTTTATCAACTACACCAAGCAAAACATGATTTAGGTTTTATGCAGTATGAAGACTTTCGTGTTTTATTTGAAGAACAACAACAAACTATTTTAGATCAAATAGAGGAAGAGATAGATGGCAATTCCAGTTCTTGATGGCCTTGTAAAATTAGGTGGTACTTGGTTAGAAGGCAAGACTGCGAGGACTAAAGCGAAAGCAGAAGCTGAAGCTGCTGTAATGGTAAAGCAAGCTGAGTCTGCTGCCGATTGGGAGACTGCAATGGCAAGAGCGTCACAGCAGTCCTGGAAAGATGAGTGGCTTACACTTTTATTTAGTGTACCTCTTATACTTTGCTTTTTTCCTATGACTGTAGAATATGTACAGAAAGGGTTTGAAGCATTAGAAGCAATGCCAGATTGGTATCAGTACAGTTTATCTGTAATTATTGCTGCATCATTTGGCGTTAGGTCTGTAATGGGAATAATGAATAAAAGGAAATAATTATGAGTGACGGAAGCATTAGAATACCCCAGTGGGGATTACCTATAGGCGCTGCTGCTGTAAGTTTAGCAGTAGCTTGGGGCGTACTACAAGCCAATACTGCATTTGCCGCAGAAGATCGTGAGCGAATAGCTCAGATAGCGGAGGAGACTGCAAAAAAGGCTCAAGCGAATGGTCAAGCACAAGCAGTGACGAGCGCCAAAGTGGAGGCCATCGTTTCCAGCTTGGAGCGACAGGAAAAAATTCAGGAGAAAACGAACGAGCAAATAGCCGCATTGGTTCAAGCTCTTCTAGCCAAATAGGATATGACCCTGAACAACCAAACCTCTTCTGTGACATGCGAGAGTATAGGATGTTGCAGTACGTCAACCCACCAGCAAAGCGACACAAAGTTGCAAAGATGTGGCTGCAATACAACCACCAAAAGTGCGGGTACGGAGCGACAGTGTACGTGCGGAACCAAGCGCCCAGAGTCCTTGGAACTGCATGGGACACAAAGTTATTTCTGTTAACGTGGGAACTACAGGCACCTACTGCTGTGAAAACAGAAGCTGTTAAATCTAAAAGGAGGCTGTAGTGGAAGCTATTCCTCCTTTTCCTAACAGTGTTAATGCACAAGAATCTATAGTACCTGACAAGGTAAAAGAAATGTATTCTATAAAGCAAAAAACATACGCAGTTAAGGGTGCTGTACAGGCTATAACTTATCTTGAACAATTTTACTACGAGTACAAGAATGGTCAGTTAATGGTAACTATTTTAAAAGTGTTTAATCAAGATAAATATACGGTAGATCTTAAAGCATGACTATGATGATATTTGTCCTTCTTATACTAGAGCGAGGACAGCCTACAGGAGAAGAGTTTTATTTTAGAGAATTAACTTCTTGTTTAGAATATTCTGCTGCGTTGAACAGTCAATCAGTTGCAGATAACAATGCTATGCTAGGTAACAATAATTATTTTAAAACTTATTGTAGGGTTCGTCAGATTAACGTAACTGATGCTGGAACTAAGATACTATTTAGAGATCCTGATAAAAAGAAAGAGGAATAATATGAAAGACCCAAGATTAGAAAGGGCTGGAGTATCAGGTTACAACAAGCCTAAGCGTACTCCAAAGCATCCTAAGAAGTCTCATGTTGTTGTAGCTAAAGACGGAGACAAGATTAAGACCATTAGGTTTGGTGAGCAAGGTGCTAGTACGGCAGGTAAGCCAAAGGCAGGAGAGTCAGCTAAGATGAAGGCTAAACGTAAGTCTTTTAAAGCTCGTCACGCTAAGAACATTAAGAAAGGAAAGATGTCAGCAGCTTACTGGGCTGATAAGGTCAAGTGGTAATGGCTGCAAAGATAAATGAAAACTCAGAAGTAACTATACCTGTAAGAAATCTTATAGCTTTGCTAGGAGGTACAGCTATAGCAGTTATGGGTTATTTTAATATAACAGAGCGTTTAACTTTCTTAGAACACAACGAACAAATAAATAAGATTGCTATTGATCTCAATAGTGAGTTCCGTATTAAGTGGCCTAGAGGAGAAATAGGCAGTCTTCCAGATGACGCAGAGCAAAATATGCGTTTAAATTATATTGAAAATAAAATACAAGAGCTAGAGAAAATAATTAAAGATGGAGAATAAAAATGGAAGACTCAGTAGTACTTTTTGAATCTCCAGAAGCAGGAACTATAAGATTAAATACTGAAGCAATCTCACATCTTAGCACAGCATTTGTTGAAGTTGAAGATGCTGACCTTAAACTAGCTATTTTTTCTTTAATACAAAAACACTCTGACTATGTATTAACTACAAGTAACAAAATATTGTGCAAACAAAAGCTTCACTTGACTCAAATTAAATAAAACTTTCTAGTTCTTTTTCTAATCTAGTATGCAACTTAGTAAACATAGGATCTAATTCTTTTAAAACTTTATGCAAAAGAATACTATCCTCACCATCAAAAAACTTTGTAATCTCTTTTTTGGGAAGATAGCTGTACTCTGTCATTAACTTTCCCTTTTTATCTATAAATACTTTAAAGGATATAATGTTCCCCTCTTCATTCATGCAAACCTCACTTTTTCTACATTACCACGTAGCCCTGCTTTCATATATGTAGTAGCACGACCTTCAAAAAAGTTCTGATGCTCTACGCCTAACACATCGTCAAGCCAATCTAGTGGATTATCTTTTACATTATAATTAGGCTTTAACCCTAGCTGTAACAATCGTCTATCAGCAATATACCTAATGTATTTGCGCATCTCTTTCTTTGTAAGTCCTACAATATCACCCTGCTCAAACACAAGATCCAAGAACCTATCCTCTAGGTCAACCATCTCACGACAAGCTTGATAGATCTCAGCCTTAAAGTCATCATTCCAGATTTCAATATTTTCCTGGATAAACTCTCTAAACAATTTAGTCATTGCTTCAACGTGCAGTGACTCATCACGTATACTGTATGTAATAATCTGTCCCATGCCTTTCATTTTCCCAAACCTTGGAAAATTAAGAAGAATAATAAAACTAGAAAATAACTGTAGTCCTTCTGTAAAAGCAGAATAAATTGCTAATGCTTTTGCAATAGAGCGTTTATCGCCCTTAGTGACCCGTACAGCGTCTACATACTCATGCTTGTCTGCCATAGCCTCATACTCTGCAAACGCCTTATACTCCACCTCTGGCATTCCTACGGTGTCTAAGAGCAGACTGTAGGCGTGTTGGTGTATAGACTCCATGTTATTGAAGGCACCCATCATCATACGAGCTTCAGGCTTCTTAAAGATTTTCATATACCTATCAACATAACCTGAACTAACATCAACATCAGACTGAGTAAACAGTCGGAATATCTGAGTAAGTAAATTCTTTTCAGCTTCGCCAAGGTCTTGCCAATCTTTTACATCATTGTGCAATGGTACATCTTCAGGGAACCAGTGCATCTGATTCTGCTGTGAGTAGTAGTCAAACATCCAAGGGTTATCAAAAGGCTTGTAGTAGTCTCTTGTGTCTAATAGGCTCATAATTGTGAAATCCTTTCATTTGTTATTACGGGATCTGGAACATCCCCTTCTTTAATAAAAATACCATTGCTGTTCATGTGGCCTTTACGATCTTTTATATCTAAGTAAGCAACACGTAAGCACTGGTCTAGGTCTGTGTCGTGCATAACTGCTAATGTATTTAACACAACAAGACAGTCGCCTATATCATCAGAGACATCACGCTTTTTGGCTATGTTGTCTCCTAGCTCCCCAATCTCAGACACAAGTTTAGCAAACTGTGCTAAAGGTGTTGAGTTATTAATAATACCTTTTTCGTAACTCCAAAGGGTTACTAAATCTACCATTGTTTTATTCATTAAATGCACTCTCCAAAAAAGAAGTTTCTAATACAACTAATTTATCTTCTGCTTCAGCTATCTTACCTACTAACTCATCCATAGTCTCAAGCATTGTATGCTCTCCTACGGCTGATGGATTCTCAAGATAGTTTTTTAACTCTGATCCAGCCCACATAATCTGAGCTTTGTACATGTTCTTTAGTGCTTTTATCTTATGGTCTTCCATATTTATTCCATAGTTTTTCTTTATTTTTAACCACCCAACTTGCATAGTTAAGTTTATCTTCTTTATTATATTTCATTGCATAGTCAGCCCACTCTTGAATACAAAAGTTTTTGAATAAAGTATCTTCTATATCTTTAGAATCATAAAAACTTTTAAACTCTTCATAAGAAGCAAACCTAGCTTCTTCCCAAATATAATATTGGCAATCTTCTATTGGATGATTAGACATGCGCCTCCCTTTTTATGCATTGACATATTAAGTGAGGCCCATACTGTCTGCACATTTTAATATGCTTATCTATGCACTTGACATTCTCAGGTTTGTAATAGTCCCATTTGCTACGTTGTGTTCCATCAGTAGTACAGGCAGGTAATAATAACAATAATAAAAATAATTTAACCTTCACAGCTTAAGCACTCCCCTTCTTCTAAGTTAATTCGTGGTATTTTGATGTTAACATTCTCTGTATTTCTAGCTGCATTAGAGCGTAAGTAATACATAGATTTGAGTTTGTTAGCTCCTGCCCAATGTACGCTATTAATATACTCCAGATACTCATCATGCACCTCCTGTTCTGCTGTAGCTGGTGGTGGGATAAAGAATAAGTTTACTGACTGAGCTTGGCATACATATTTCTGTCGTTGATATGCGTGTTCAATAATCCATATCTGGTTAAGTTCAGGAGCAGTTTTAAATACTTCTTTTTCTTCTTCAGTAAGAACATCTAAAAATTCAACAGATCCTTCATGCGCAGCAATATCCTTCCAAGTCTTTTCAGTATTAATTCCTTTCTCTTCTAAAAGCTTTTCTAAATATTTGTTTTTAACTTTATAAGAGCCAGTTAAAGTCTTATGCGTAAAAATGTTAGCCCTCGTAGGCTCAATACTAGGACTCGTTCCACCACATATAATACTACTGCTGGCGTTAGGAGCAATAGCAAGCAGATGTGAGTTGCGAACACCATCGCCGACCATATCAGGAGCTTCGCCCCTAGATCCAGCAAGTTGTATGCTTGCTTCAGTAGCTCTTTCCTTGATGTGTTTAAAGGCTCTGTTGTTGAAGCTGGAAGCGTACATTCCTTCAAAAGGGAGTCCGTTACGTTGAAGATAAGAATGAAAGCCCATCGCACCAAGGCCAATCGCCCGTTCTCTATATGCACTATAAGCGGCTTTTGCAAAACCTTTTTTATCCAAGTCAACATGGTACTTAAACTCCTCTAAAGTGTCGCACTGTTCTAGTATGCCTACTGTTTGTATAGCATTGTCAATAAAATGTTCTAGTGTGTTATCCAACATGGTGACTAAATCACTGATGAACAATTCATCGTCTTTCCAATCATCAAAGTATTCTAAGTTAACACTAGATAAGCAGCATACTGCTGTTCTTTCCTCGCTTGTAGGTAGTGTTATTTCAGAACATAAATTACTTTGTATTACTTTTAATCCTAGTTCTTTTTGCTTTTCAGGCAGAAGCTCGTTACATCTGTCCAGGTTAACAATATAAGGCTCACCTGTTTCTGCTCTAGTGTGTATTAGCTGCCACCACAAGTCTCTTGCTGATACTGTCTTTATAGCTTGCTTTGACTTAGGATCTATGAGCCTCCAAGGAAGGTCATGTTGGACAGAATATAAGAACTCATCATTGATAGTAACGCCATTATGAAGATTAAGACATTTGCGATTAAGGTCACCACCAGTAGTTTTTCGCATGGCAACGAACTCTTCAATTTCTGGATGGCTAATATCCATGTACGCAGCATAAGATCCTCTCCTTGTAATTCCTTGATTAAAAGCAAGCATCTGACTATCTACAACATGCATGAATGGTATGCTACCAGTAGACTGACTGCCGTTAGCAGTAGATACCCCATTACTCCTAACACTACCCCAATATCCACCGATGCCTCCACCGCCACTTGCCAACCATATGTTCTCGTCATAATGATCAGATAAACCACGCCTTGAGTCAGGAACAAAATTAAGAAAACAAGAGATAGGAAGACCACGTTTGGTTCCTCCGTTGCTAAGGATAGGAGTGCTAAACATGAACCAATTAAAACTTGCGTAGTTATATAATCGCTGTGCAAGATTGAAATCAGTGTGTTCTTGATAAGTAGCACTATATACAGCAGCCCTTGCAAAAGCTTCTTGAGCATGTGTCTCTTCTCCCCACAAATAACGATCTTTTAAAGTCTCAATAGAAAATTGATTTAAAAACTTTTCTCTATCATAATCAATTTCTATTCCTAAATAATTCATCTTCCCAATTTTCAATGTCATTACTGTCTTCCTTTTCTCTTAGCTGCGACTGTCTGTATCCTTTTGTACGCGCTTTATTTTTAGATTTTTTTCTTTTGTTAAACCTTTCAGTTCTTTCTGCTTTCCTATCCCAAGACATCCTGATTCTCCATCAGAAAAGCCATAAGCTTATCTTCGTACCAACGAGCTTTTCGTAAATCTTCTATTGGTTTCTTTTTATATCTAAATCTCCAGCGATACTTTAAAGAGTTACCACGTAGGTATCCTACAAACTCATCAGGTGTAAGCATTGCTTCAATAGCTTCAATACATTCTATATTGCCATTATTATAATGAGGCGGATTATTAACACTAGCAGTATCTCCAAATAAAGGATGATCATTAGGCCCATCCCAATCTTCAAGTGACTTCCAAGTATCAGCTACAGGTGTAGCCCTTCTATTTAAATTACTCCACTCTTCTGGTGTTGCATCGTCAATACTCATTCCATCCACTCCTTTGGAAATGTTTTTTCTGAAAACCATCTAAATTTATTTTTTGTTGCCCATTCAGAATGGCTAAACTTAGTACCATCTTTTCTTTTCTTTGCTCCTGGCATGGGCGCATACGGAGAAGCAAATAAAAATACTAATTCACAATCATCGGGCAAAGCTTTCTTAACCCATATATACTTATTGTACTCTTGATAATCCCAAAACCTTCCTTTAGATTCTAAAAGAATTGTTTTATTATCTATTACTTTAATAAAATCAGGCCAATAAATATGCTCTATTATATAAGGGACTGCTTTGTTATGTAAACTCCAAGTCTTTAATTGCTTTTTATGTAACTCATGCTCCCATTTAGAATCATATCCTTTAGGTACATTTTTTTCTTTTGGTCTTTTAACTCTAGGTTTACGCATTCATAATCTCATTTAATGAAATTTCTTTAAAATCTTTATTGGTTTTTCTAAGAACCTTTTTAATTTTTTTCCTAAACCATTTAAGTGTATACGCATTAACTCTTATCTGTCCTTGACTAAAAAAATAAGGCTCTTGAGGCATTAATTGTTGAATTTTTTCAGGAGTTAAAAGTTTTATTTGATCTTCTGGCAATAAAGAATAAAGCCATTCCTGAACTAAACGAGCTATTGTGCTGTTCATTTTCTGTTTCTTACTTATGTTCATTATCTTCTTCTTTACTTTTAGGCGAATAATTTTTTACTAGTTGCCAATATGAAAGGATGTTATTAAACATATCTCTATGCTTGCTATGAGTATCTTCTTCCCATTTATAATATGAAACACAACTGGTATCTTGTCTATCAATAAATATTGAAATTCTTTCTGCTTTTTCTGCAAAGCCACACCCTTGCGCATAAGCAGACAATTGCATACCATATTCATCGTAAGCTAACTTAGCTGGTTTTTTATTATGTATATTGTCTTTAGTTTTAAAGTCTATAAATATTCCCTCTTTTGAATGCAAATCTATTTTCCCTCCATAACCTAGCTCAGAACAAAAAGAACCCTCTGCAATCCACTCTTGATTAGGGTAATTATCATCTAAGTATTCTCTTATAATTTCATAAGGAGTGCTTTTAACATTATCTGTAAACCCTTTTTCTATTAAGTCATGTATCTTAGTGCCTTCTTTTGCAGCATTTAATCCTATATCTTTAGAATCTTGTATGCATCTATAAATAAAAGACTCTAAAGATTCATCTTCTTTTCTTGGAATAATAACAGAAGATTTAAGAGCTTGCGTTAGCTTCCAATGTTCTAATGAAGGTTTAGATATAATGTTCATTATGCTCGTAACAGAAGGAACATAATTATATTTCTTGGCATCTCTAAGGGTGGTGTTTCTTTCTACTCCATTAGCTCCAATAATTGTGTACTTAGGATTACCTTCTTGATCATACCAATGAGTACCGTCGCTAGAATAACTCAAGTTGTTTTCCTTCAAATAAATTTGATAATAATTCAGCAGCTTGTTCTGGACAAGAAGCAAACCACTCACCTCTTCGTAAATAATACTGCTCTAAAAAAGAATGTGCTTCAGCTTCAGATTTTCTTCTATCATCAGTATTAAATATTTTAAGAAGTTTAAAATCTCTATACGGTGAAGAAAGCTGAAACTGTTTTAATCTATCTTGCGCATCTACAGCCATGCCTACTTTACACCAATTAGGAAAAGCAGGATTACATAAAACATATACTTGCCCTTCCTTAGAAGATTCATAATTTTCTAAAGAACTAAAAGCTGCATCTGTAAATCCTTTATATCTTCCAGGTCTATACAAAGGATGTTTCTTTGATACTTCTTTACCATTAACATACATTCTTTTAGCATCCCTAGCTTTAACAGCTTCAGGATTATCTTTGTAATAATAAGGTTTATTTGTCTTTGGGTTAATCCTAGTGTGTGTCACTCCAATTATCTCCTATTTTATATTCTCCATCTAAAGGGCAACGTAAGTCAAAGTGAACTCCAGCATCTTTAATAGCTTGAACTCCTCTACGGCCTACTTCTTCTGCATCTTTTTCTAAACATTCTACTTGCCACTCGTCATGTACATTAGCTACACACTGAGCATTTAAATGTTTAATAGAATCTACAAATAAAACTAAAGCTTTCTTCATAATTATAGCACCTGCACTTTGTAATAATGTATTCAAAGCAGCATGTTCTGATCTTATAGTAACTTTACGACCATCTAATCCTTTTAAGAAACCTCTTTTAGCCGCTCGTTCAACTCTATCTTTGAGATTTGCAAGTGCTGGTAAATTAGCAAGGAAAGATTCTCTAAGTCTCTTACCATCTTTTCTGTTTCCTCCAACCACTGAGCCAAGTCGTTCATTTCCAGCGCCGTATAAGTATGCATAAATGAATGTCTTACTCTTATCTCTTGATTCAAGTCCCGCAAGTTTTTGATTAGCGGTGTGAATATCTCCGTTAAGGATTTCATTTGTATAGCTCCTATCATTCATATAATGTGCAAGCATTCTTAATTCTAAACCACTTGCATCTATGCCTATTAGTTTATGGCCTTCAGGCACCGTCCAACAAGCTCTACAGTCTTTTCCATAAGGGCTGTAGGTAGCTGGTATCTGTGCCATATTGGGCTTAAAATGCGTCATACGCCCTGTAACAGCGCCATTGTGAACAGCATAGCCATGAACCCTATCGTCTTTTAAATTTTTAAACCAAGAATCTACTAAAGCAACACGTTTGTTTAGTAATAAAAATTGACTAATTAATTTGGCTTGAGGTATATTTTCTATTGTGTTTAAAGTTGACTCATCTACAATAGGTTGTCCTGTTGGAGTAAACTTCTTTGGCTTCCAACCAAAGTCCTGTAAGTATTCTCCAATTTGTTTTCTTGAATTTAAATTAAAATCTTGTATCTTATATCTGTCAAATGCAAGTACTTGAGTAGGATGTTTTTTAGAATAACATTCATACTCTTCTTCTGTCAACCCTTGTTTAGATAATGTTCCATCTTTTTTAAACTTAGGAACTACTGTCTTTAACTTAACTTTTTTAGGCAAGAAAACTTTATGTACTTCCTCAACAATCTCTTGGTTAGTTTGTTTTAATGTTGCTAAAAGTTTATGTGCTTTCTCTACATCTAACATAAAGCCATGATTTTCTTGATCTTTTAATATCTTAGCAACTTGATGTTCAAGCTTTACAGACTCTTCACCAAAGTCCGTCAACTCAGTCAACAGTGCCTGGAAAACTAATGCATTTAATTCTACATCATTAATGCAGTACTCTAACATTTCTGGTGTGTACTCATTAAAATCTTCTTCTTTCATAAGACCTTTATGATAGTTTAATTTAAACCCCCACGCTTTTAATCCGTGACCATCTCTTTCAGGGTTTGCTAATCTAGAAAGAACTAACGTATCTATTATCTTTTTATTCTTAAAAGATATGTCAGTAAGTTTTTCTAAGACAGGAATATCAAATCCTAAAATGTTATGACCTATTAATATTTTAGATCTCGCCAACAACTCAATTCCTTCTTCTATGTTAGAAGGAGAAAAAGAATAAATTTGATTTGTATCTATATCCTTAGCCACAATACACCAGATAACTGATGCATTGAGGCCGTCTGTTTCTATATCAAAAACTAAGTTCATTTGTTTGCTTCTCTTCTATATCTGTATACTGTAGATTCAGCTAAGTCTAATAATTTAGAAATAACTTTTACTTCTTTTCCTTCTTTAGTAAGAGCGATTATATTTTTAATTTCATCTTCCTCTAAAGATTGTCTATGTTTTTTTCTTAATACAGTACCATCTCTTTCTATTAAAAAGTAGCATTGTTCTTTTTTTGTATGTGCTTGCTGCTTTTGAATTGCTGTATAAAACATCTTTGCTCCATTAAAAAGGTATGTCATCTATAAGTGTACTTGTAAATTCAGTTTCTACTAATCTTCCTGATATAGAATCATACAAAAGATTACCTGCTAAACCGACTTCACCTGTATGCCTAGACTTTAAGATTCTAATCCTGGTTGTGTTTGCTTCAGTTTTATCTTCAGCTTGTTGATTTCTTTCTAAGGCTATCACACAATCTGATAGTTGTGCAATGGCACCACTACCACGAAGATGGCTAATGTTTACTTCTGCACCATTCTCATGTCCTGCATTACCTTCTATCTTACGCAAGTGAGATACAAGTATAAGTCCTGCTCCTGTTTCTTCTACAAGACTACGAAGCTGTGTCATTATATTATCTATCAACCTTCTTTCATCGCCACCTTCTAAAGCTGATACAAGCATGTGTAAGTGATCAAGCACTATCCACTTACATTCGCAACCTACAATTAAGTAACGTATCTTTGCAAAGATTTCTTCTACAGTATTGATCCCAAAGTGTGAATGAATAAAAAGTTTATCATTAGACAATACTCTTTGATAAAGATTATCTAGTTCTTCTTCTGTATACTTAGCTCTGACTTCTTCTAAGTGAATCTTTTCATTACAATCAATTGCAAGAATACCATCTACTGTACGCCTCCAATCTTCTTCTAATGCAATAATACCTATATTGTCTTCACTGTTATTAAGAATCCAATGTTCTAACTCTCTTGTTACACTAGTCTTACCAAGACCTGTACCACCACATACAGTTACTAGTTCACCCTTGCGAATGCCATGAAGCTTTTCATTGAGTACTCCCCAAGGATAAGGAATACTTTCTTTTTCTGTACGATCTTTCCAAGAACTAAATTTTTCTGATACTCTAATAATACCCGCAGGTGTAATAGTCTTTGCTTGCCAAAAGCAATCAACAAACTTTTTATGTTGTGATTTTCTAAGCATATCATTAGCATCTTTATACTCTGCTGGCAGTGTCATTATCTTTGCTTTATTAGGAGGGAATAATCCTGCAACTGTTTTTGCTGCATCTCTTCCTGCCTTGTCTGAATCAAAACAAATAATTACATTTTCAAACGAACTAAGAAACTCAAGGTTCTTTTTAACATCTGCTGCTGCTGACTGTGCGCCATTCTTAATGGACACAACAGGCCATCTACTACCTGTAAGCTCGTAAGCTGCCATAGCATCACACTCACCTTCTGTAATCGTAATATACTTAGCACCAGGATTACAAAGAGTCTGTCCAAATAACTCAGCTTCTTGAATCTTGCCTTGACTAGTAAAACCTTTTGTTTTTACTTTACGAATCTTATGAGCAACTAATTCATTGTTAGCATAATAAGGGTAATAATGTTTATCTATTTCTCCATCAGAGGTATATGTAACTCTTACATTATAATGCTTTGCTGTATCTTCAGAGATACTTCTATCTCTTAGATCTCCAAAAACACCTGTATAAGAATCTTGTGATATAACAGGGCTTGACATAGTAATATTCTCTCTCCGATATACTTCATTTAAATGTACAGGTTTCTGTACAACTGTATCAGGTTCTTCATAGTCTGGAAAGAATGTTCCACAACTAAAACATTTTGCTGATCCGTCATCATTTATACTCACAGCATCACTACTATCACATGACTTACATGCAACATGAAATTTAACAAAAGCCATTGCTTTCTCCAAATTATATTAAAAGAAGTGAGGGACACCCCCCGCAGTGGAGGGTGATCCCGAATGGAGGGCTAAGTTTCTTCTGAAGTATCCTCAACTACTTCTGTGTCAGGAAGTGCTGGTTCATCTGTATCAATATCAACTAATGCATCTTTAGTTAACATACTATTTAATGTTGCAGTAAATGATTTACCTGCCCCACTGATAATAGCTAACTCTTTTTGCAAATTGTTTTGTCTTATTGCTACTTCTTTCAACAGCACCCAAACGCTTTGGGCTTCTTCAGATAATAAAGAAACATCATAAGTACCACTATCTGTGATGTAATGTTCAGCCATTTTTAAAACTCCGTTTCTTCTTCTTCGTAGCCAAGCTCTGCACCATCAGCTGCATCCCCACCACCACCATAAGGAACTAAGTCTAGCACTTGAACTGCTTGAAGATCTAGACCTTTAAAGTTTCCATAGTGATTAGATGTTTCCCATTCACGGTACTGAACTTTAACTTCAGAACCATTTCCTACAAGCACATCTAGTGGCTGATTGTTTGCATCAATAAGTTTAGGAACTTTATTAAGCTTCCCATTCTTTTGTGCTACCTTTCGTTTGATTACAAGAGCAGGGCCTTCTTGCATCTGTTTAATGCCATACCCTTTACTTGCAAAGCTTTGTGCAACGTCTTCATCAACAAGTAAGTTGACAGAAAACACTGGTTCAAACTTTGTGTTTGGGGTTGTGATAGAAGCCCAATAAGCTTTACCTTGTATTACAGACATGTTTTTATTACTCCTTTGCGTTAAAAACCTGTATAGTTTATAGAGACTGATTAACTATGTCAACACTTTTATGTGCAAACATCCTACAACACCAGTCTAGTTGTAGGTAATCATAGTTTAACGATACCCCCTTGTGTTCATTAGTCTTTTATTTGCACAACTACCGCATATTGTTTTAATCCAAATATGAACCATAGCTAATGGATGTCCAAGCTTTTTACAATCTGCACATCTAACTAAGTCTTTACTGTCTTCTTCAATCTGCATAGTCTTTTATCTTTAGTCTTACAATATTAACTTTGTATAGTGCATCTTTAATCACTACATTTTTTTGATGCATAAGAGTCCAGGCAAAGCTTTCATCTTCTAAAGCTGACTCTATTAACATTTCTTCAAGCATTCTATCTTTAGCTTCTTCAGTAAGACTACTAACAATTTCATAGACACTTTCTGCTAGACGTTCATCGTGAGCTTCTTTGTACTCGTTACTCATATCGTTACTACCTCTAGTTCTGTTTCAATCCAAACCTTTGCACCGCAAGGTAAAGGATTGTTTGGTGAATAAATTACTTTTACTAAAGTTTTACCATCAGCATCAACTATTGCTGCATGATTAACTCTACGATTCTGTTTGTAATCTTTTACTGTTATTACAGGCCAGTCACCACCTTTATCATTTGCTTTTATGCAGTGCTGATTAACATGGATTTTAGTTTTCATAATGCTTCTACTTCCTCTAAAACTTTACCGTCTTTAGTTACAGTATAGCCTGTAAGATAAGTTGCCTTTATTCTGTCTTCATAATCAGTAAACTTATATTCACAACAAAGGACTACATCTTCAGCATCTACTGACTCATCAACTAAAAGATTTACTTTAACCATGATTTGTTTGTACTTCATTATGCCTCCAGTATTGCTCTGTCTTTATCATATTGTTCTGTCTGCTTTAAGATTGCTTCATCCTCTATAAAAATAGTTACGTTTACATTCCAAGAAAAACTTTCAACATGGTATCCTCTATCAATTAATTCTGATTGGATACATTCACTAATAAAGTCACAGTCTTGATTATCATGCCACTCATCAATTATAATTTCTTTATCCACTTTTATCTCCTATTTCCTTTAAACTTAACAGGTTTATTAACCCATTCACGCCACTTTTCATCATCTAAGGTATGTGCTATCTCCAACATGTCTGTCATAGACATATCACAGTAATCACAATCAATAAGTTTAATGCTAAATCCTAAATCATCAAATACTTCAGAAGGATTTTCAAATAAACTAACTCCATCATCACCATCAAAGTATAAAGCTGAGGATGAATTTTCATCAGTATGTAAAACAAACTGTGGTAAAAATCCATATCTAAGTTTATTGTACTCTTCTTCAGTAAGGCCAAACTTTTCGTATATTTTAAAAAACTCAACATCCATTAAACTTCTTCCCTTGTAAGACCAATTCTATATAAAATATCTTCAGCTTCTTCATAGTAAGGCAGCAAACGCTCTAAAGATTTTTCAGTATATTCTTCATTACCTTCATCATCAGTTACTACTTCAAGAGGGCCATCTCCATACTCTTCAGCTAATATAACTGCAAGTTCTGAATAAGCTAAAACCCATTCCTCATCTAAAACTACTTTAAGCATTAGTCCCATTCCTCGCTGTCAATTTCTTCTCTTAAAAATTCTTCTTCATCAGGTTCAATTAAACCTTTCGATGCTATATCTTCAGCTTTTTCCCAATCTTCTGCTTTAACATAGTATATTTTTTTATGGCCTGTTATAATTGTTACTTTAAATTCTGGCATATTTAACTCCATTGTTTAGCCATTGCATCTGCAATACCTTGAAAAGTTTTGCTTCTAATTTTCCATCTATCTTTTGATGGAGGTAAATAATGTAATCTCATTTGTTCTTTTCTTGGTAAAGTATCATATTTTTCTTTTACGTTATTAGTCTCCTTTAGTTTAGGTAAACCATACAACCATAATCCTGTCTTTTTAGACTCAGGATGCCCAAACATCCAAGGCTGTATATACTGTGTAGGTTTAAAAGGAAGCACACCTACTGGGTTTTCCATACAAACTTTATTGCACATATCTGTAGCAAACTTCCAAAGTTTTGTAGTCCATTCAATAGATTCTATTCTTTTATTATGTTTAGGCATTCCTTTACCATACCAAGCATTTCCTGATACAGCTAATGCTGTACAAGGAGGATGCATAATAATTAAGTCCCACTCTTCCCACGTTAATGCTTCAATACAATCAAACTGTAAATGATATTTACTATCATCATCTGGAGGCAATAAATCACAAGACCATGCTTCATGATCTAATTTTCTAAAAGCTTCACGGACTGTTCCGCTAGACTCACAAGCTATTAAAACCTTCATGCGTAGCATATCCTCAAAAATTAATTAGATTAAAGTAAGCAGTTTATACACATGCTTAGGTGCTGGGGAAAACTTTATGCAGCTAGTCTGAATACGTTATTAGTTGTAATAACTTTTCTAACTCTTCCTAGTGCTTCAGTCTGTAGAGAGGTAACAGTAGCTGGACTGCTAGATGATGGTGCCTGGCACTTAGTACTCCAATCTGTTAGGACATTGTACAATGACCATAGATTGCCACCAAGAGAAGGCTTGTACTCTGTCTTCCATAGAGTCCACAAAGTTGCTAATGGGCTGTGCTTACGCTCATCACCATTCTTATTCTTTGTAGCATCACGTAGAACTTCATACATATTAGTTGTGCTATTGTTAACCATATCAATGTGACCAATAGCATACTGATTACGAGATAACAAAGCAATTACTTCAAAGGCTTGCTCATCCTTAACAGGTGTATTGATCCATTCATTCCACTTGTCTGACTCTTTCATAAAAGCTTCAAGACAATTCATTACTTGAACAGCGCCTTTCTCATAGTTAATATTCTTTGTATGTCTCTGTTTAGATACTGCAAAGGCAGTACCAAACACACACTTATTAAGACATGCCCAACGCTCTGCACCACCTTCAAAGATAGTAGGCCAACTACCATCAAAGCTATTACGACACAGTATGTCCAAAGATACTGGGCCTGTGTTGCCTACTTCAATAGTATGTGCTGGGAAACTGTAACGAGCATAAGCTCTAGCACCGTCATGTGATACGGATACTTCTCTTTTCATGTCTGTAAGATCCAGCTTAGAACTAATGATTCTTTTCTCAATAGCTTGGAACTGCTCTGCATGGCTGTAGGGATTATTATACTTCTCTCCTACAACAGATAGCTGCTGGCCTGTATTAGCATTAATCAAAAGCTTTCTGCCTTCAACCATTTTAGAAATTTGTCCATCACTAGGCTGTCGGTTAGGAACTTCATAAGTCATATCTAACATATCAGTCTTGAATGTTACATCTTCACCCATTTGACCCAGATTCTCAATGACTTGGGTACGCTTATTATGCTCATTGTCTATAGAATATAGCATTCTATTATTTCCTTTTATAAAATAAATTATTGGATTGAGGAGTTCCCTCGCAGGACGGGAACGACGAGAGAGAATTACTACTTAACCTCATGTGTAAATTTAGATAACTGATCTGCATTATGCAAACTATTTATTAATGAGTCTGCTGCAAGATCCCATTCTTTCTTGTATTGCTTATTAACTATTCTTTGTTTTAGTACGCAATGTCCACCAAGTCCCAACAACTCTGAAACAGCTTTCCATCCCTGGTCGTTATGGACTTTATTAGCTTTGACCCTTGAACGTAAATAAGTAATCTTATCTTCATAGGTTAAATATTTATTTGAACTTTGCATTATCATCTCCTTCTTTTCTTACAATAAAAAACATCTTATGTACATAGCAATTAATAGCAGTTTAGCGTACATAAGATGCTTTAAACTTTATAGAGTTTAACAACCAATTAACTATTTAGCAAATGTTATTCTTCTTACTGCACACTTGCAACAAACAAGAAAAGTATTAGATATAAAGCTGGATGACTTAGGAATCTCACGCTTACAATCATCACAGTTAATAGTTGGACATTTGTAAAGGCTTGTGTTAACCTTTTTAGTTCTTGCATTAACTTTCTCCATGAGGATAATCCTCGTCAAGATGAGCTAACAATGTTAACTTTCCATTAAGATCTTCTTCAATACCATAAACTTTTAAAGGATAAGTATAATCATACTGACCTTTGAATGATATGATAATATCATTAGCTAAAGTATCTTCTTTGTTGTGCGATGCTAAATAGTTTATCAAAGCACGATAGCTATAATAATTACTCAATGTACCACCTCTTGTTGTTGTTGAACAGAATCTAACTTTAACTTAACTTTTTCTGCTTTTTTAAGTATCTCAATGTGATTATTAATACTTGCTTGTAACTGAGAATTACGATCAAGAATAGTGTTAAGACACTTTTCTTTAAGTAACATAAATGTCATAACTGTTTTGTCATGGTCTTTATGTTCTTCAATGTTACTTTCACATAACTCTAGCAAAGTCTCTAAAGACTGTAACAAAAGTTTGTCTGCATCAATACCACACTCAGCATGATCGCTTTGAGCCATTAAAATATTAAATTTTATTAATAGTTCTTTCATTTGCGTATCTCCTACAATACTGAACTAGTTATTCGAATAAAAAAAGATGATGGGTAGTTTAACGTCATACCCAGGACGGAGGGGATTACTTAGCTGTGAAAGCGGCTAACTTGCTAGATAGGCTAGTTAACAACGACTGCTGATCTACCTTTTGCTGTTCAGCAGGGGATAATCTAGCTTTCTTCTGAAAAGCCTCTTCAGTCGTGGGTAACTCAATGCTATCACGCTGTGCTTGCACCTTAACAGCATCGACTAGCTCTTCAGGCAGTGCGCTGATGTTAGGGTTATTCATTAGCTGCCAGCAATCAGCCTTGGTAGCTCCAATGACTGTCAAGACTTTCTTGAGACAATCCATCGTGGCATTATCTGCTTGCAAGTTCTTGGTTTGCATATCCTGTTTGCTAATAGCTGTGAAGGTCAAGCTAGAACAAAACCTAAGACCAATGGCCGTAAGTAAAGCTTCTGAAGGCCCGGTAGCTTCGTTAGTAGGATTGCTGCTAGAGATTTTTTCATTTGTTGTCATGTTGTTTCCTTTTACATTAGACAAGTTTAAAGATACAGTAGGTTTTTTCCTTCTGCGCAGCAGGAGGGGGAAAAAAATTACCGTTTAGTCGTTAGAATGATGTTGTTTGTGGAATTAATGACAACAAATGATATAATCTACTAGGCCATTGAGTTTCTTAGGTTTTCTAGTTTGTTTATTGCAAGCATGATAATGCTAGAAAGTCTTGACAGGCTCTGTGTACTAGTAAGAGCTAGTCTTGGTCATAGACTAAAGAGGCTTTTCTAGACTATCTAGTGTCTATATCTATCTACTAGCTAGGGCTAGGCAGGATGCCATACCCCCCACCAGTATATAGATAGGAATTATAAACATTTTGAAAGACTTTAGAGTGTGTACCAGCTAGGCGGGCTATAAAAACTTTATAGTATGCTGGATTACTATATGCAACCCTGGCTAGGGATTGCTCCAGTATAGAGTCCAAAATAGCATTTGTCAAGATATTTTTTAAATATTACTTGACAAAACTAAATAAGGCTCCTATACTTAGCAACATGAACTATTTATCTCAGAAAAATAGGAAAAAAGAACTTACTGAAAAACAACAAACTTTTCTTGACAAAGTAGTTGAAGTAGGGGGTGATCTAAAATTAGCTGCTGAGTTAGCAGGTTATAAGGGAAATCACTATCAAGTTATAAATAGCGTTAAAAATGAACTAGTGGATTTAGCCCAAGACCTATTGGCTCACCATGCGCCTAGAGCAGCTATGAAAATGGTAGAAGTATTAGACTCTGATCGTCCGATACCTCAAGCTAATATTAGATTACAAGCAGCACAACAGATCTTAGATCGTGTTGGTGTTACTAAAACTGAAAAGATGACTGTAGATCATAATGTTCAAGGAGGTTTATTTATACTGCCTACTAAAGATGCAGTAGTAATAGATATGGAAGAAGTATAAAATGAGTGAAATACCTGAAGGATACATTCGTAGAATTACATCTACTATTCCTTTTGGATATGAGCTTTCTGATATTCAAGGGTGGTTACAGCCTATTGAAGATCAAATAAACTCATTAAGTTTAATAGCTAATATGATAGTTAAAGAAGAACTTAGCCTTCGTATGGGGGCAGAGTGGTTAGAATATAAAACGGGAAGGCGAATAACGGCTCGCGGTTTACAAAAACATATAGATAATAAATATGGCAGAAGAGCAGAAAGATTGGGAGCTTAATCCTGATAATTACTCAAAAAATGAAGATGGTTCTTTTGTTTTAAAGGTAGATGGTACGCCTAAAAAGAAAGCAGGGAGACGTAAAGGTACTACATCTCAATATAATTATCACAGTGAACAAAAAGCTAAGATACAGGCTAGAAGGGCTGTAGCTAAAGATAAAAAAGAAATAAAGAATCTTAAACAAAAAATAGATAGCAAGAAGCACAGATTAAAAACTAAAGAAGAAGTTTTTAAAAAGCTAGATAATCTTAGTGATAATAAGATTATCGAAGAGGAAACTCTAGAAGAATTACCAAAGTCTGTTCGTGAGCACTTAGATGTCACTGACCAAGATATAGTATTTAAGGCAAATGAAGGGCCTCAAACAGACTTCTTGGCTGCTGGAGAACTAGATGTTCTTTATGGTGGAGCAGCAGGAGGTGGTAAATCTTATGCTATGTTAGTAGATCCTTTAAGGTATGCTCACAAAGCAGCACATAGAGCGTTAATATTAAGACGTTCTATGCCAGAATTAAGAGAACTTATTGATAAGTCTAGAGAATTATATCCTAAAGCATTTGCTGGATGTAAATTTAGAGAAGTTGAAAAGCTGTGGAACTTTCCAAGCGGAGCTAAAATAGAATTTGGTTTCTTAGAAAGAGATGCAGATGTTTACAGATACCAGGGGCAAGCTTACTCTTGGATTGGTTTTGACGAGATTACCCACCTGCCTACTGAATTTGGGTGGAATTACTTAGCATCTCGTCTGCGTACTACTGATCCAGAGATTGTCCCTTACTTACGTTGTACAGCTAATCCTGGTGGTGTTGGCTCTACATGGGTAAAAAAGCGATATATAGATCCTTGTATACCCAATGAAAGCTTTGTAGGAAAAGATGGTTTAAGTAGAAAGTTTATTCCTGCAAGATTAGATGATAATCCTTATTTATCAGTTGATGGTAGATATGAGCAAATGTTAAAAGCATTACCTGAAGTACAGCGTAGACAGTTACTTGAAGGTAATTGGGATATAACAGAAGGTGCTGCTTTTACAGAATTTGATGTAGGAGTGCATGTTATTCCTCCTTTTGAAATCCCAATAGGATGGGAAAGGGTAAAAGGTATTGACTATGGGTATGCTTCTGAAAGTTCTTGTATTTGGGGTTGTGTTGATCCTTCTGATGGCACCCTTATAATTTATAGAGAATTATACCGTAAAGGACTTACAGGTGAAGATTTAGCTCAAGTTATTACTAACATGGAATTAGAAGATCCTTTTTCTGTTCAAGGTGTATTAGATACAGCAGCATGGAATAGAACAGGAACTACAGGCCCTACAGTTGGAGAAACATTACAACGAGCAGGGCATAAACTGCGAAGAGCAGATAAGAATAGAATTCAGGGTAAGATTCAAATACATGAATACTTACGAGTGCAACCAAGTGGCAGACCAAAGATACAAATATTTAGTAGCTGTCCTAACTTGATAAGAGAACTACAGAGTATACCGTTGGACAAGTCTAATCCTGAAGATGTTGATACACATGCACCTGATCACGCTTACGATGCGTTAAGGTACTTAATTATGTCAAGACCCAAGGTCAATGATATATTTAATCAATTTAGACACATGAGAATGGAACAGGCTTATACGCCAGTTGACTCAGAATTTGGATATTAAAGGAGAAGATAAATGTCAAATCAAGTGATTGATATTAGGGATACAGGACGAAACTCTGCAAGGACAGGCGATGTGCGCTCTCTTTCAGATAACGTCATTACTTCAGCTACCTCTGCTACTACAGGGACTATTGCGGTAACAGCCGACGCTACTTATGACGTTAGCTTTACTCAACCTGCTGACACTTCAATTAAAAATCTTATTATGATTGCTAATGGTAACTTGGTCACTGCTGGTGCATCAGGTGATGATATTGATTTTGATTTAGGAACAGCAGCAGGTGGTGGACAAATTATTAATGAAAAAGCGATTGCGGACGATGGTGGGAGTGCTGTTACTATTACAGCTAACACCCCTCTTTATATTGTTGCTAATGGTATACCAGCCGCAGCTAATGCTTTTTCTACGATGAGTGGTGGCCCAGCTACTTCAGAAGCTATGACGCTTTCAGCCTCATTGTATAGCTCTGCTGCACGTACACTGTACATACGCTTGAAGCCTCTTGCAAATGATTTGGCTACAGCGGCAACTACAGCTACATTCATTATTGAATTCCAACATCTTGGCGTAACTCCAGACTAATAAATTATGGCTGAAAATACATTAACATCAAATGAGCTTTACTTTGAAGAAGTAGAGAATGAACAAGGGATAGCTCTTACTCTTGAAGAAAACCTGCAAAATAATATTGTAGGTTTAATTCAAGATAGATTTCTTTCTGCTAAAAATGCTAGAGACTTAGATGAGTCACGTTGGCTTACAGCATACCATAATTATCGTGGATTATATGGTAAAAATGTAAGATTCCGTGAATCTGAAAAGTCTAGAGTATTTGTTAAAGTAACAAAAACTAAAGTGCTTGCAGCATTTGGTCAACTTGTTGATGTTGTATTTGGTGCTAATAAATTTCCTATTGGAATTACAGAAACTAAAGTTCCAGAGGGGGTATCTAAGTATGCACATTTAGATACACAAAACCCCGTTCCTGGTTTAGAAACGACCTCTCCTGATGATACTAACGAAGAAGGTACACCAGAAAATCCCTATGATGTTGGATTTGAAGGGGATGGTCGTGTTCTAAAAGCTGGCGCTACTATAGGCAATGGTAAGTTTGAAAATACTCCTTTAGAAGTACAAGCTGAACAGCAAGGTATTTTGAAAGAAGGAACACTGCCAAGTCCTGAAGTAATAGAAGTTAGCCCTGCTCAGAAAGCAGCAAGGCGTATGGAAAAGCTGATACACGATCAAATTGAAGAATCTAATGGAGCTAGTGAAATTAGAAACTCTTTATTTGAAGCAGCTTTATTTGGTACAGGTGTAGTTAAGGGGCCTTTTAATTTTAATAAAACTCTTAATAGATGGACTGAATCAGAAAATAAAACTAGAGAATACTCGCCTATTTATGTGCGTGTACCTCGTATAGAATTTGTGAGTATTTGGGATTTCTTTCCAGATCCTAATGCTACAAATATGGCTGAAGCTGAGTACTGTTTTCATAGACATAGAATGAATAGAACACAGCTTCGTGATCTTAGAAATGTTCCATACTTTGACAAAGACGCAATACGCGAATGTCTACAAATGGGGCCTAACTATATAGAAGAAGACTACGAACAAGAACTTAAAGACGATAGCCGTAGTGATGACTATGGTGCTAGTCAGTTTGAAGTCTTAGAGTATTGGGGCATCATGGATGCTGAATACTGTCGTCAAGTTGGTATGGAGCTTGATGAAGGAGTTGATGATTTAGATGAAGTCCAAATTAATGCATGGATTTGTAATGGTAAAATGCTCAGGGCAGTGGTTAACCCATTCACGCCGTTTAGAGTTCCTTACCATGCTTTCACTTATGAGCGTAATCCCTATAGCTTTTTCGGGATTGGCGTAGCAGAAAACATGGACGATTCACAAAAGATTATGAACGGTCATGCTCGCATGGCTATTGATAATCTTGCATTGTCAGGATCTTTAGTATTTGATGTGGACGAGACTGCCCTTGTAGGTGGTCAAAGCATGGAAATATATCCTGGCAAAGTGTTTCGTCGCCAAGCAGGTGTTCCAGGAACAGCTATTAATGGTTTAAAGTTCCCTAACACTTCGCAAGAAAATATGATGATGTTTGATAAGTTTAGGCAATTAGCAGATGAACAAACAGGTATTCCTAGTTATTCTCACGGACAAACAGGTGTTCAGAGCATGACTAGGACTGCCTCTGGTATGTCCATGTTACTTGGTGCTGCTTCACTTAATATTAAAACAGTAATTAAAAATCTAGATGACTTTCTTTTAAAGCCTCTTGGAGAAGCTTATTTCCAATGGAATATGCAATTCTTAGAAAGTGAATTAAATGTTGAAGGTGATCTAGAAGTTAAAGCAACAGGAACAAATAGCTTAATGCAAAAAGAAGTACGAAGCCAAAGGCTTACTACTTTCTTGCAAACAGCTTCTAATCCTGCTGTAGCTCCTTTCATTAAAATTAACAAGCTTATTAGTGAACTTGCTTTTAGTTTGGATCTTGATCCAGATGAACTTCTGAATGATCCAGAAGAAGCAGCATTAATGGCTCAGATCATAGGAATGCAAAATGCTGGACAAGCAACTGGCGCGGAAGCTGGCCCCACTGGTCAAGAACAAGCAGGAATGGCAGCCGCTGGAGGAGTACCTGAACAGCCTCAAGAACTTGGAGCTACAGGTACTGGTGGGGGCAACATCGGAGTTGGAAATGTACCGCAGCCAGGGGAAGATGAATTTGCTGGGTAGATTATTAGAGCTACCACAGGTAGTAAATGAAGTTTTAGAAAGGAAAGAAGATAATGGCTGAAGTTATGAATCTAGATCCAAGTACAGGTAATCCTGTAGAAAGTAAACGTATTGCTGATGCTAATAAAAAAGCAGAAGAAGCATACATGAAAAAAATGGAATCTTTGCTGGGTCAAGATTTGTATCGTATGGAAGTTTTTACTGCTGAAGAAGAAGAAGAAATGGAAGCTATAAGAGCTTTACAAGAAGCAGAACAAAAGGGTCGAGAAGCTTTTAATAAAATGTCTAAGCCTGAAGATCGTATCCCTAAAGCAGAAGGTGGGCCTTCTAAAGAAAATCCTAAATACATTCCTGAGTCTGGTATGTTTCAAGGATTATCTTTGTTAGGAGTACCTCAGTCTACTATAGATAAAATGACTAAATCTGTAGGAGACATACCTAAATCTGTAGTAGATTCTATAATTTATTTAGGTGATAAAGCTAGAGATGCAGGAATTATAGATAAGCCAGAAAGAAAAGAAAAAGCAGAAGGCTCATTAATGATTCCTAGAGAACAATATGGTGTAGGCTCTAAAGTAACTAAACTTGCTAAAAATTTATTGTCTGGAAAATCTAGATTTAATAAAAAAACAGAAGAAGAAAAAAAAGCTTTATTTGATAATATAGAAAATATATCAGATAAAGAACTGGATGAAGTAATGTCTTCTGTTTTTTTACAACCTGAAGAAGTTATTGAATTACAATCTAAATTTAAAGGTAAATTTAAAGATAAAACATATGGAGATTTAAGCAAACAACAATTAGAATATTTATTTTCTAAAACTGATGAAATTATAGAAAAAAAAGAACAATTATTTTATCAGCCTAAATTAGAGTTACCAGATGATCCTATACCTTTTAATGAAGGTGGCTCATTAATGATGCCAGCAGAAGGAATGCCAGTAGATACCTACGATAACATCCCTCCAGATGAGATGGATGAGGCACTAGCTTCACAACTTCCAGATGATGAAATGGAAGAAAGTTATATAGATTATATTTTAGACGAATCACTTGATGATTCAGAACAAGAATATTTAGCAGATGCATTACAAAAAGATCCAAGATTAGAAGGTATCTTAGATAAAGTAATGGTAACTGCTTCAGAGTTTTCAGGTGCTGGAGAAGTCGAAGGCCCTGGAACTGGTGTATCAGACTCTATACCTGCTCGTTTGAGCGACGGTGAGTTTGTATTTACCAGAAAAGCAACCGACCAACTAGGTGCAGATAATCTCCAAGTAATGATGGATGATGCTGAACGTGCTTATGATGGCGGTTATCAAATGAAGGCTGAAGGTGGAATGATGGAAGATAAAGACCCTATGAGTCAAACTCAAGAAGAAATTGAGAAGCTTATGATGGGTGCCAACAGAATGCCTAGTCTTCAATAATTTTACGGCTACCTTGGTAAGACAAGCCCCATTTACTCGACGGAGTTAATAATGGCTACCTTGCAAGACACAAGCCCCGTGAAGGAGATTGAGAAATGTCAGAACCACAATACGAAGAGGAAGAAGTAAGTAATCCATATAATGCACGTAAGTCTTGGCATACGCCAGATGAGCCTCGTAGAGGTGATGCAGATGGTTTATTTTATCCAGAGCAACAACAGGCTACCCAACAAGATTTGGCCCCTGATGAAGAAGAAGCTCAACCTCGTAAACGAACTAACTATAAAAAGCGATATGATGATCTAAAAAAACATTATGATAATAAACTGAATGAGTTTAGGCAAAAAGAAGATGAACTTCGTGCTATGGCTCAGTCAGCGCAACCTGCTTATTCGCCTCCTAAGTCTGAAGAAGAGTTGGAGTCTTTTAAACAGGAGTATCCTGATTTGTACAATACGGTTGAAACTGTTGCACATATGCAAAGTCAACGTCAAGTAGCAGATCTTGAAGCACAACTACAGTCTATGCGGCAACGTGAGTCTGAAGTATTGCGTAGAGAAGCTGAAACTACGTTAAAAGAAAGGCATCCAGACTTTGAAGACCTCAGAGGTGATGATAACTTTCATGCATGGGCAAAAGAACAGCCAGAACAAATACAGGATTGGATTTATAATAATCCAGATAATGTAACTTTAGCATCTAAAGCTATAGATCTTTACAAGTTAGAAACTGGCGTAGCTCAAACAAAATCACAGCCCAAACAACGTAGGCAACCACAAGGTAGTGCGGCTGATATGGTATCAACTAAAACTACTTCTGTAGACGCTAAACAGCCTAAAGTTTGGACTGAACGGGAAATAGCTGCTATGTCCCTTGACCAGTTTGATAAATATGAAGATGAAATCAAACAAGCTATGGTGGAGGGAAGAGTAGTAGCATAAATTTAATTTGTGTTATTAGGAGTATATTAACATGGCTTATAATCAATCAGATCAATTTTTTGAACCAAGTACAGATACCAATGCTAACTTTGGTAACTCTGTATCAGGACAAACGAATTCGTTTTTCCTACCTAAAGTTTATTCCAAGCAGGTATTAAACTTTTTCCGTAAGTCTTCTGTAGCAGAAGCAATTACTAACACTGACTATGCTGGTGAAATCTCAGCTTTTGGTGATAGTGTACGAATCATCAAAGAGCCTGAAATTACTGTTTATCAGTATGAGCGTGGCGCTGATGTGACTGCTACTAAACTTACTGACCAAGAACTAACCTTGGTTGTTGACGTAGCTAACGCTTTCAAATTCATCGTTGATGATATTGAAACCAATATGTCTCACGTTAACTTCCGTGACGTAGCAACCTCTTCAGCAGCTTACGCATTGCGTGATGCTTTTGATGAAGGTGTTATTGCTGAGATGTTTGCTGGTGTATCGGCTTCTAGCCCTAACCACATTCTTGGTTCTGACAACGCTACTGACCTTGCTGCTGGCACCTTTGACGGTACTGGTAACTTGGACATTGGTTTTGGTGGTAGTGAGCATGACCCTATCGACGTTCTTTCTCATATGGCTCGTTTGCTTGATGAGCAAAACGTACCTGAAGAAGGCCGATGGTTCCTCGCTAATCCAGAGTTCTACGAAGTACTTGTTCAAAGTTCTTCCAAGCTCTTGTCAGTTGACTACAACGCAGGTCAAGGCTCAATCCGTAATGGATTGGTAAGCTCTGGCAAGCTTCGTGGATTTGATATGTACAAGTCAAACAACATTGCCTCAACGTCTAACGCTGCTGGTAAATGTTTGGCTGGTCATATGTCTTCTACGGCTACTGCACAAACAATCACTAATACTGAGGTTCTTCGTGATCCTGATAGCTTTGGTGACATTGTTCGTGGTCTGCACGTATACGGCGCACAGGTACTTCGCTCTGAAGCTCTTGTGTCTGCTTTCTACGGCATCGACTAGACCTTTTAGGATGGGGCTGCTTAGGTGGCCCCTTTCCTTTTTATTGGAGAATTTAAATGCCTCAGATTGGCTCAGAAGAAAAGCCTGTTACATTTAGAAAAGCTATCGTAGGAAAAGGAAGTAGGTTTCGTAAAGGAATGAATCTTTCTCAGTATAAAGACAACTATGATCGCATTTTCAATAAAAGTGAAAATACAACAGAATATAGCACAGAATTTGAAGCTGCTAGAGACAAAAGTAAAACATTTTCTATGGAACAAGATTAATGTATAAAAGAAAAATGATGGAACGCAAAAAGGCCGCTATGGGTTACTCAGATATGGATGAAGAAATGGATAATAAAATGAAAACGCAAATGCGTAGTGGTATGATGGGTGGTGGACGAAAAATGTACGGACATGGCGGTAAAGCTAAGTCTGACATTTATGCAATGGAAACTGCTTGCAATAAAATGGCTGGCTACAACAAAAGCCTACCTAAAGGACGATGAAAGTTTCTGCTCCTAAAGGCTATCACTGGATGAAACAATCCAAAGGTGGCTACAAACTTATGAAGCATGAAGGTAAGTTTAAACCTCATAAAGGTGCTTCACTTACTGCTAATTTTGATATACAGAAGGTACATAAAAAATAATGGCTACTTATCTTTCATTAACTAACGAAATATTGCGAGAGATGAATGAAGTCGCATTGACTTCTTCAACTTTTGGAAATGCTATTGGTATACAGCAGCACGTTAAAGATGTAATTAATAGAGCATACTTTGACATAGTTAATGAAGAACCTCAGTGGCCTTTTTTAGCTACAGCAGAAAGTGGTGCTACTGATCCTATGTATGGTAATGTATATATTGAAACTGTAGCAGGAACACGCTGGTACGAATTAAAACCAGCTAGTTCTTCACTAACAAGCGACTATGGCTACATTGATTGGGATAACTTTTATCTTACTACAGTAGGTGTAAGCGGAGAGTCTGCTCCATATGAAGCACGTAATCTTCGTTTTGTAACTACTGAAGAGTGGAAAGATTTTTATCGTTTAGGTGAAAACTTAGATGATGCTGATACTCAACAGTATGCTGTGCCTCGTCGTGTAATTAAAAGTCCTGACGGTCGTAAGTTTGGAGTAAGCCCTATACCAGATAAAGTATATCGTATATGGTACTTTGCTTTTAATTTACCTACAGCTTTAGATGCTTATGGAGATGAAACAGTATTTCCAGATGTTTACAAAACAGTACTACTAGCTAGGGCTAGATACTATGTGCATCAGTTTAAAGAAGATCCACAAGCAGCTTCTTTTGCTCTTGAAGACTACAAACGTGGATTACGTTTAATGAAACTACATTTGATGGAACCTACTCCTGGATATTTTAAAGATGATCGTGTGAGGTTTGTGTAGTGTCTCAACCTTGGGGATTTTCATGCAAAGGTGGCTTAAATGTCAACTTAAACCAGCTAGAAATGCTTTCTCAGCCTGGTTTTGCTACACGCCTAAGAAACTTTGAGGTAGATCCTGATGGCGGTTACAGGCGCGTAGATGGCTTTACAGAGTTTGGAGACACTAGACCTAATAGTAGTGAAACTATTCTTGGTATGGCAGTATATGCAGATGGTGTAATTGTTTGTTCAGGAACAGGAATATTTTTTAGTCAAGATGGTGAAACTACTTGGCTTCAACTAAATAGAGCAAGCGTATCTGGATCTGGAGATAATTACTCTACATTTACAGGACGTTCAGTAGCTGCACGTACTTCTCAAGGACGATGCACTTTTGCTTTATATGAAGGCACATCAGACTATGGTGAAATAATTATTTGTGATGGTGTAAATGAGCCTTTCTTATTTCAGATGACAGGAACAGGAGCATTAGCAGATAGAACATTTTTTGCAAAAGAGATAACAGTAAGTGGCACTACAGGCCCTGCTATTGGTGTAATACACGATAAGCACTTAGTAGTTGCTGGAGCATCTACAGCTAAAAATACTATTTACTATAGTGGTACTAATGACATTGATGACTTTACTAGTACTGGATCAGGAAGCATTGTAATTGAAGACGCTGTAGTAGGACTAGCAAGCTTTCGTAGCGACTTAATTATTTTCTGTAAAAACAGTATACATAAACTTGTTAACATTAACGACTCTAGTAATGTAGCAGTTGTACCTATTACTACAAACGTAGGCTGTGTGTCTGGTGGAAGTATTCAAGAAATAGGAGGTGATCTTTTATTTCTTTCTCCTGATGGAGTACGAACAGTTGCAGGTACAGCAAGGATTGGCGACGTAGAGTTAGGATCTGTTAGTAGGCAAATACAAAGTCTTATTTCTGATATTGCAGCAGATTCAGGATTTATAATAACAAGTGCTGTATTAAGAAGTAAATCGCAATATCGTTTATTTTATACTAAGACCACTGAAAGTCCTACTATTGCTAGAGGAATTATAGGTACTTTAACATCTAATGGTTTTGCGTGGTCAGAAACATTAGGTATTCAAGCACTAGGCTTTGTGTCAGGTTTAGATAAAGACGGTGTAGAACAAGTATATCACGGTGATAAAGATGGGTATATTTATAATCATCTTTCAGGAAATTCTTTTTATACTGGAGGAGCAGCAAAAGATATAGATGCTGTTTATCAAACACCAGACTTTGACTTTGGTGATGTAGGTACTAGAAAGACTCTTAAATATGCAAGAGTTTCTTTTAGTCCTGAAGGAGCAGTAGAGCCTAGTTTTAGAGTTAGGTATGATTACGAAGATCCTAACATACCACAACCAGAACCTTTTGCAGTCACTACCATTGCTCTTCCAGCAATTTTAGGTACAGCAACTTTTAATGCAGTTACATTTGGAGCAACTACTGATCCTATGGAAAGGATTACACTAGAAGGCTCTGGAAATACTTGCAGTTTTAGAATTACAAGTGAAGATCAAAAGTCAGCATACGCTATAAATGGTCTTTATATAGATTACATGCCATCAGGTAGGAGATAATAAATGGCTCAGAATTATACTAGACAGAGTTCTATGGCTGATGGGGATACTATCACAGCGGCACTATTTAACAATGAATATAACCAATTAGTAAATGCTTTTGCATATTCATCATCTAGTGCATCTTCTACTGGTCACAGACATGACGGTACTGCTGGTCAAGGTGGTAACGTGCCTCAAATTGGTGATTTAGACTTTCTTAATAAAGTTGTAGTAGACGGAACTAATAATAGAGTAGGCTTTTTCGTAGAGGTATCTAGTAGTGCAGTTGAACAAATTCGTGTTCAAGATGGTGCTGTTGTACCAGTTACAGATAATGATATTGATCTGGGTACTAGCTCCTTAGAATTTAAAGATGGTTATTTTGACGGTACACTTTATGCAGATGCCATAAACTTTAATGGTACTGCTATTACAGCGACTGCTGCTGAACTTAACATTATGGATGGTGTAACATCTACCGCAGCAGAGATTAATCTTTTAGATGGCGTAACAGCTACCACAACAGAACTTAATTACAATGATACTGGCTCTGCTGTAGGTACAGTAGTTGCTAGTAAAGTAGTCACAGTAGACGCTAATAAAGATGTATCTAGTTTTAGAAATGTAACTCTTACAGGTGAACTAGACGCTGCTACAGGTGACTTCTCAGGTAATGTAGACATTGATGGTGATTTACTTGTAGGCGATGATCTTACCTTAGATTCAGATGCAGCAGTATTGGGCTTTGGCGCAGACACAGATGTAACGCTAACGCACGTAGCTGATACTGGTCTTCTTTTAAATAGCACAATGGCTTTACAGTTTAATGATGCTTCTCAGTACATTAATGCTCCTTCTGCTACTGTACTAGACATTAACGCTACTGACGAGATTGAACTTAATGCTACTGCTATTGATATTAATGGCGCAGTAGACATATCTGGTAACTTAGATGTAGGCGGTAACTTAGTAGTAACAGGAACTACCACATTTAATGGTGGAACACTTACTTTAGGTGATGCGGATTCAGATAACGTAGTCTTTGGTGCAAATGTAGATTCTAATATTATACCTGACGATGACGATACTTACGACTTAGGAAGTTCTTCACAACAGTGGAAAGATTTATATGTTGATGGTGTAGCTTATGTAGACGCTATTAACTTTAATGGCACTGCTATATCAGCTACTGCCGCAGAACTTAATATTATGGACGGTGTAACAGCTACTGCTGCTGAGTTAAACTACAGCGACACTGGGTCTTCCGTAGGCACAGTAGTAGCTAGTAAAGTTGTAACAGTAGATGCAAACAAAGATGTAGCCAGCTTCCGTAACATTACACTTACTGGAGAACTAGATGCGGGATCTCTTGACATTTCAGGCGACGCTGACATTGACGGTACGTTGGAAACTGACGCACTGTCTATTAATGGCACAGCGGTTACGGCTACGGCAGCGGAACTCAACATACTTGATGGCGTTACAAGCACAGCCGCTGAACTAAATATCTTAGATGGTGTAACGTCTACTACTGCTGAACTTAACATACTGGATGGCGTAACGTCCACAGCGGCAGAACTGAACATCCTTGATGGAGTTACGTCTACCGCTGCTGAACTGAATATCCTAGACGGAGTTACATCCACAACAGCAGAGTTAAATACTCTTGATGGTATTACCGCAGTAGTTGGTGAGCTTAATGCTCTAGACTTAGGTAGCACTGCTGTAGGTACAGCTATTGCTTCTAAAGCAGTAGTATTGGACTCTGATAAAGATTACACAGGGATTAGAAATCTTTCTATTACAGGTAACTTATCTGTAGGCGGCACTACTACTGTTGTAGATACAGTAACCATGAATGCACAGAATGCTGTATTGTTTGAAGGCGCTACTGCTGATGCATACGAAACTACTCTTACGATTGTAGATCCTACTGCTGATAGAACAATTAATCTTCCTAATCAAAGTGGTACATTACCTGTATTAGCAGCAGTGTCTACTACAGCTATTACTTCTACTCCTGAAGAACTAAACGTCCTAGATGGCATTACAGCCGTTGTAGGCGAACTTAACGCACTAGACCTTGGTAGTACAGCAGTAGGTACTGCAATAGCTTCTAAGGCTGTTATACTTGATTCTAATAAAGACTACACAGGCATTCGCAACTTTACGATTACTGGTGAGCTAGATGCAGGTTCTCTGGACATCTCAGGCGATATAGACGTTGATGGAACCGCTAACCTAGATAATGTAGATATTGATGGTACGTTTGCTGCAATTACAGGATCTTTTGTAAAAGCATCAAGTGGAGGAACAGCAACAGCAGGTTCAGTTTTAATTATAGAAGACGATGATAATACTGAGCTAAGTCTTTTAGGTGGTGGTTCTTCCTTACTTGCAATTAACTTTGGACATTCAGGTGATGTAGATGATGGTATGATTACCTACAATACTACATCTGGTTCTGAAGCAATGAATTTTACAGTTGATGGTGGTGTAGATGCTCTTTATTTAAGTGCTGACGATGTTGTATTTAACAACGGTGGCGTGGATATGAACTTCCGCGTTGAGTCAAACAACAACGCTAATATGCTGAATGTAGATGGTGGTAATGATGTAGTCCTTATAGGTGGCGGAACTACTCAAAGTTTCTTTGGTGAATCTCACGAGTTACAAGTAAATGATACAAACTTTAGTGTCGCTTCATTTGCGACTTACCGAAATGGTTCAGATGGAGCTACGCTATCTTTAGGCCATAGCCGTAATGGTACAATTAGTTCGCATACTATTGTAAACGATGGCGACACACTAGGCAGGTTAGTATTTTTTGGATCTGACGGAACTGACTTTGCCAGTGGAGCAAGCATCACCGCTGCTGTAGACGGAACTCCCGGTAACAATGATATGCCGGGGCGCTTAGTGTTTGCTACAACAGCTGATGGCGCTGATATTCCGACGGAGCGTATGATAATTAATCAAAAAGGCTCTGTTGGTATAGGTGTTGCTGATGGTGACGTTACAAGTGACGGCACTGCCGCAAGAACGTATGTGGGTATTATTGGAACAGCGAATAGAGGCAGACTAAACATTGGAACTACTGCTTCTAATGGTGCAGACGCAGGAACTTTAGCATTTACAAATGGCACAAACTCACTAGTGGAATTTGTGGTTGATACACACTCTGGCGTACAAAATGCTGGGGATCTGACCATAGACGCAACTGGAGACATCATTCTTGATGCTGATGGCGCAGAAATAATATTTAAGGACGGTGGTACACAAATAGGACGAATAAGAAATGTAAGTTCAGATTTGACGTTTCAATCAGATGTCTCAGATAAAGATATAGTTTTTAACGGCAATGATGGTGGGTCAACTGTAACTGCTCTTACACTTGATATGTCTTCAGCAGGAGCAGCAACATTTAACAATAACGTAACTGCCTACTCAGACGAAAGATTAAAGTCTAATATTGAAACAATAGAAAATGGCTTAGAAAAGGTAGAAAAGCTACGAGGTGTGACTTACACAAGGGACGAGAGAGACAACATTGGGGTAATAGCACAGGAAGTTGAAAAGGTTTTGCCTGATATAGTCCTTACGGCAGACGATATGATGGGAACTAAGTCGGTAGATTACGGAAGAATAACAGCAGTGTTAATCGAAGCTGTAAAAGAATTATCAGCAAGAGTAAAAGAATTGGAGAATAATTAGTGCCAGTAGCAAGTAGTGGAGCTATTAGTTTAAACGACTTTCATGTTGAAGCAGGGGGTAGCTCTGGTTCAAACTGTAGTATAAACGATAGTGACATTAGAGATTTAATAGACAAATCTTCTGGTGCAACTATGTCATTTAATGAATGGTATGGTGCAAGTGCTGTAACATATATATCAGGAAGTGGCGGTAATTCAATTACTACATCTGGTAATTACAGAATTCACACATTTACATCTTCTGGAACATTTACTGTTGATAATGTAGCTAGCGGTGCAAGTGGTAATGATGCTAAAGTTGAATGGCTCGTTATCGCAGGTGGCGGTGGCGGTGGATATGGTGCAAGTGGAGTTGGCGGAGGTGGCGGTGGTGCAGGTGGCTATCGTT